AGCTGTTTAATCCGACACAGAACGGGCAGCCATATGGTTGTTTTGGTGTGACAGCATTCGAGGCAACAGCATTGGGCTGTGTGGTGGTTACAAATAACCTGAACAGGAAGGCATATGAGGATGTATATGGTGAGCATCCATTCCTTACACCCAACGATGAGATGTCCTTCATTCAGGCCATTGAGTCATTGGCTGTACAGCGTGATGAATTTGATGCCATACGCACCAAACTACATAAGGGATTTCATGACAAGCATAGCATACAAGCAACAGGTGAACGAATTAAACAGATAATTGATGAAAGTAAGTAGAGCAAGATGGGAGCTGGCAACCATCAATTTAATTGCACGCAGATTGGCAAACGGCCATAATGATGACAACCGTAAGCTGGACAGTCCAATCAGAGACTATGCCAGCCATCTGCGCAAATGTGGGCATGGATTTAGTGTGCTGGATGTTGGTTGTGGATCGCAACATCTGAGAACATGCCTGCCTGATGGTGTTGAATATATCGGCATAGATGCATTTCCTGTGGATGGAACGGATACAATACGTATGGAAGTGGAAGAGATGGAAGGCATTGAGGTGGATACCGTTGTGGCGTTTGCTGTCCTGGACAATTGCCGTAATTTTTTCGAGGCATGTTATCGGATGAAGGCAGCTGCCCGGCAGAACATCATAATTCTAACAGGTATGGATATTGAGGTGGATGAATACCATACATTCAACCTACAGCGGGAACACTTTAAATTAGGATTCCATGATTGGCATTGCTCACATGAGGAACAAATAGCACCAAAGGTATGGTTACTGAATTACCAAAGATTAGTATAGTCATCCCATATAAAGAAGACCGTGGATACCTTAGGCAAGCTGAGGAGTCAATACGTGCACAGAATTACACAGGAGAGATTCAGGTCATTCATGCACAGAGTGATCACGGTGTGGCATACAATCTGAATAGGGGCATTGAACGTGCAACAGGTGAATATGTTAAATACCTGTGTGATGATGACATGCTCACACCTTACTCATTGCTGCACAGCGTTTCTGCTATTCAAGGATATGACTTTATACATGGTTGCGCCATTAACTTTTGGGCAGATGGAAGGGAGCAGATCTATAGACCTCCAAACAGCAACCCATCCTTACAGGAGATGGCACAGCGGAATGTAATTCATGGAGGCACATTGATGTACAGGCGTGATGTCTTTGAGCGCATAGGCATGTTTGATGAGTCACTTGATTGTGCGGAAGAGTATGAATTCAATATGAGGTGCCTACAGGCCGGTATGAAATTAGGTTTTGCCAACAGTTACCTGTACAAATACAGAAGGCATGCACATCAAAAAAGCCTTGGGATTGATGTGGACCAAACCATTAGAGGGAAGAAAATTAAATTAATACAACAGAGGTATATTAGTAAATAATACATATATATAGATATATTATGTTAAATAGAACAGAAATACATAATTAGGTTTGACCATGGCAAAAGGACAGGACACAATTGACAAGTTAGAGGCATATGCTTGGCAGTACATTCAAGAGTGCATCAACCATACAAAGCCTCATGTATCAGGTAATGGCAAGGTGATACAGGTACCTGATAGGCATATACCTACCATTGATTACTTTCTCCGTATATGGATTCCAATGCAGGAGGGTATGGAGTTAATTGCAAGGAGGACATGGTACGATTGGCTGAGGACAGATGGCCCAAAATCGCACACTATTAAAAATATATCAGATGAATTCGACAGCCTGGCACGTGACATTGTGGGCAATGAGGGCAAAGGTATATTCTATGCAAAGAACAAGCTCGGCATGCATGACAGGCAGCAGGTGGAGACCAGGAACGTGGAGAGATTTGATTTTGAATAAATTTGTATATTTGTGCCGTTGACGCATAGTATGAGTATTTAGTTTGGTTAGTTGAAGGGTGGCATATGCTACCCTTTGTTTTGTATGAGTGTAGTGAAAGGATATAAGCCCCATGCCAATCAAAGGCTGATTCATGATAGCATCAATCATGGACCATACAAGTACTATGTGCTGAACATAGGCAGGCAGTTTGGAAAGACTTTGCTTGGTATCAATCAAATGCTATGGTGGGCAATCAATGATAAGGGGTGCAATATCGCATGGGTCACACCTGTGTACAAGCAGAGTAAAAAAGTCTTTGATGAGATGGAGAGAGTGACGAGAGCATCCGGCCTGTTTGAATTCCACAGGTCAGATTTATGGATCAAGGGATTTGGCAGCACCATCACATTCTATTCAGGTGAAAAGCCTGACAACATACGAGGTAATACCTTTGATTACCTTATCATTGATGAGATGGCATTCACCAGGTCGGAGCTGTGGGATGAAGTACTGAGTGCAACCGTATTGGTGAAGGGAAAGAAGGTCCTATTTATTTCAACACCCAAAGGCAGGAATCACTTCCACAGATTGGCACTGCAGCACAACTATGATGAGAGGTACAAGTACTTCCAATTCAGCAGTTATGACAATCCGCTGATTGATGCACAGGATTTGGATGAGAGGAAGAGATCACTGCCTGACCATATCTTTCGACAGGAATACATGGCTGAGTTTGTGGACAATGCATCCGGGTTGTTCCGCAACGTGCAGGCATGCATAGGTACAGGGCAACCAACAGGCAAGGCATATGCCGGGCTGGACATTGGCCGGGCTGATGATTACACCGTGCTATCCGTGATCAACAGTGATGGGCACATGCTGGCTGTGTACAGATGGAGACACATGGAATGGTCCAACATCATTGACCAAGTGGAGGCACGCATCAAGCAGCACAATGCGTTAACATTGGTGGAGGTAAACAACCAGGGTGATGTGTTCTATGAGATGCTGGCCAAGCGGTGCCGTAACAACATAGAGCCATGGGTCACATCAGCCAAGAGTAAGCCTGTATTGATTGAGGACTTAGCTGTGGCATTTGAGCAGGCAGCCATCAAGGTACACAATGAGAGGTGGCTGCTTGATGAATTGGAGGCATTTACGTACATTTACAATCCAAGCACACGGTCAGTCAAATATGCAGCACCGGATGGGTTGCATGATGATGGGGTGATTAGCTTGGCATTGGCATGGCATTGCAGGAAGGCATACAGTAAACGAGGGCAATATAAAGTAATGAGAGTATGAATGTAATTGAGGTAAAATATCCAAGGCACATTAGGGAGTGCAGTCCTATCATGGTGACCAAGTGGCTACACATGGCACCGTTATGGAAAGAGGCACAGAGCAATCTGAGCGGTATGCTTGATTTTCATGTGCAGGTGGTGAGTGTATTCACCGGATTGAAGGTAAATGAAATCAAAAGGGCAGCGGTTGATGATGTGGTGACTTTAAGCTACAGGCTGTTGAACATGATTGGTGACCATGAGATGGTAGAGCCATCCGGCAGAGTGGTGATTGATGGGCAGGCATATGTGTATGAGAAGGATTTCAGCAAGATATCAACAGGTCAGATGATTGACATGAAGCTGATTGAGCGCATACCTGAGGAGCCACATAAGGCATTGGCAATCTGCTACATTGAGGAAGGGATGGAATACTGCCAAAAGGATGACAGGGGCAGAGTGATGAATCCCAATGAAAAGAGGGAGGCACTATTCAAGGAGCGGTTCCCTGGTGATGAGTTTCTGAACTTCTTTGGTTTTTTTTTGCGCGAATCAGAGAGCAGGAGAAACGCTATTTTGGCTCTGCAGGTAGTGAGGATGGAAGCACAGAGGATGAAGATAATGAAGGAAGTCCAAAAGACAGCGAATGGTTTACATGGACAGGAGTCCTCCTCCGGTTGTCTAAGGAGCTTGGTAAGTCGATTGACCAGATTACGGACCAACCATACATAGAAACCATGTTTTGGATGAACTACCTAAGGTTGAAGGATGAACAGCAATACATAAGAGATAGGGAGCATCAGCAACAAATGGCAGCGAAGTATGGCAGATAAGTTTGACTATTTACAGAATCTTGGTATCAGCAAGTCTGACATGGCTAAGCCTGCTACCGCGTATGAGGAGATGCTGTTGGAGTTGGCTAAACAGCTCACCCTGGACCTGCGCAAGGCTGTTGAAAACAAGGCATCTAATACCGGAGGCTTGGCATCCTCCATTGCTGCGCTGCCTGATGGCAAAATGACTGTAAGCCTGCAGGCAGATTTCTATTTCAAGTTTATGGATGAGGGTGTCAATCCTGTCTCAGGCAAGAGATATGAAACACCCTATAGCTTTAAGAAACCACAGGTAGCACCTGCCCATGTATCAGCATTGCAATCATGGAAAGGCTACACACCACAACGGGCATATGCATCTGCATACGTGACAAAGAATGTGTATGGGTTGAAACCACGAAAAATCCTTGATGGAGTCATGACCCCGGACACATTGAACAGAATGAGCAACGATCTCAGCACACTGATGGGCATGACCTTAGAAGTGGTATGGGATAAAAACACAAAGACATGGCGGTAACCATAGTACAAGAGCCGGATACATTTACACCGGCATGCAATCCAATAATATGGACATTTGACAGTGATCAAACAATCCAGCCTAATTTTAGCTTTTATGTGGAGCTGTATGTACAGGGCAATCTGCACAGCGCACATCAAGTGTTCCCTGAGTCAGGGATCTATGGCAAGTTTGATGCAAGTCAAATCATGAGGGCATTGACTACCACACCAGCTGCTGATTCTGCTTTTGTGCAGGACTTTGGCACAGCTATGCTCACCTGCTACATTGATGTGTATGAGAAGTATGGCACACCTGCAACTTTGCAAGCCAGCGCAACAAGCCCAATACGCAGGGCATTTAATGGATCGTTTAAGTACAATCAATTTATCACATGGAATAGTGATGGATATGATGTCAAAGAAACCAATGGTGCCTTGTTCACAACTAACTTTCCAAGGGCGCAAAAAGCATGGTGCCGTTATGATGAGTATTTCTTCCTTGGATTGTTTGGTAAGCGGTTTGTATTGGGTGATCAGTGGAGGCTATTTGTAGAGCTGTTTGATGCCAATGGCAACAGCATAACAGCAGATGCGTACAACATAGGATATGAAAGATATTGGCAGTTGAATGTAGGTCCTGAGGTGATTGTGGCAAATACAAGCATAACGCAGGCACAGTTTGATTTGGCTGCATATTATGACTGCTATGTGGAATACAGTGATGGTGTGACTACAAACTACACGGAAATGTTCCGTATATGGTATGACCAGGATTGCACACGGTATGAGCCAGTGCGGTTACATTGGTTGAATAA